TTGGTGTGAGTTTGGCCAAATACGGGCAGGCGCTCGTCCAATGGTCACACGACCGTTTTTGACGTTTTCTAGTTCGCTTTTATCGTGGTTCACGGCACGTTGGTTTTTGGTTATTTCTTATCTTTTCTAGCGTTGCTTTCGCCGATAAAATAGCCCAGCAAGAGCCAAACCAGCGCCATGCCCGCGTCTCTAATGAAATCAATCATTTTGTTCTCCTTTGCATTCATAGCAGACGTTTTCTTTTGCGTCTTTTGTCTTAATTGTTTTTAATTCACCGCATTTGTCACACTTAATCAGATACCCCGTTCCTTTTGAGTTGGCACTTGGTTGTTGTTTTTCAAGGAGCGGTTTGTAGATAATCAATGCTGATGTATGCCAATATTCAGCACTAACTCCACTATCAGCTACCGCTGACACGTTTGACTGGAATTTGATGTCAATCAACTTAATGTCTGGATTTTCGGTAAACCAGCTATTTATTTTGTCATCAATTTTCTTATCGCCTGGATAGTCGCACGACAAAAACACCGTTTTAATCATATTCCCCCCTTGGATCTACCATCCAATCAAACAGGTCATCCTGATTGTCTCTGATATACTGCTCAAATCTCTCAAAGTGGATGATGGCATGTTTTAAGCGCTGCATACCCTCCCCGGCTTTTGAGCAGAAACCGCAAACTTTAAATACAGGCTCAATCTTGTCGATAATTTCTACGACTTGGCCATCAATGTTCCAGACGCTATCCTCTCCCACATTGAAATCCAGGATAAACTCATCCCCTAAGTTGTGGATAACTTGCAATCTCTTGCCGTCCGAGTAGATGGCTACGCTGTCAGATACTTTTCTAATTTCCATGGTTTCATCTCCTAAAATGGCAACAATCCAATTATGACAAAATCGTCCTCAATTGCTTTGACTTTATCAACATACGCATTCTTTAACTCTTCTTCTGTGTGATACATTGTTCTGTTTTCAACACTTTCATTCCAACGAATAAAACGAGGTTTGATACCAGGCCAACCAGAACGACCAAACAAAGCAATACACTCATTTTTATCTTGATGTATTGCAAATGTGATGCCATGAGGACAACCTGTGTCGTGAGTTTCTAGTATGTCTTTTACTTGTTTACTCATCAAATCACCTCCACACGCTGACTCAACGCTTTCGATTTGCAGTATTCACAATGTCCGCATGGTTTCGCCTCTTCTTCACCTCGCTTGACCTTGTCCAAACGCTGAATGAGCATAGACAATTCAGTCAGCTCATAACCAAGTTTTTCTTGAGTTTGAAAGACGATAGCTCTAGTATCAGGAGTCGGCTCTTTCGTCACTGCATAAATGATCGGCGTGAATTCCTTGCCGTACTGATCTTCCAACATTTTTTTATACGCTGCCATCTGCAAGACATATCCCCAAGCTTCAAACCAGCGGACCTGACTGTTTCGGCCACTTGCTTCATCATTAACCCAGACCATGCTGTCGATGTCTGATTTTGTAGTCTTGATGTCTACGAAATATCCCTTTTCGACATTGAGACAGTCAATCTTGCCTTTAAATTCCACACCTTCAATTTTGCCTGTCACAGCAACTTCTTTCTGACCAACATAATATTCCATGAACTGCTTGTCAGCTTCCAGCCGCTCGATCATGCGCTGGCCAACCAGAAAGTCAGATTTTAACTGACCTTTGGTTTTTCCAGCTTTTGAAATCATGGCATCTGCATTTTCATCCATGAATTTCTTATGGGCTTCCGGACTTTCAAAGTAGCTGTGGACCATGTTCCCGACCAAGAGAGCTGTGTTGTCTCTCTGGTCTTCCCATTCTCCTTCCAGCTCCGCTAACGCCCGTGCTTCGCACTCTCTAAATCGCTTATATTGCGAGATAGACCAGTAGCGACGGGCAGAAGCTGCTGAATAGTAATCTTTGCCAAGTAAATCCATTGTCATTCCATTTCCACCCTTTCAGCCTTGCTTGCCATTTCAGGCATTACTCGGACAATAATCCCTAACTCTTGAGAAATAGCCTTGAATTGCTCTTTGACTTGACGCATATTTTTTTCAGGGAAAATAATTTCCATATTTTGGTATCGATAACCATATTTTTTAGCCACATCATCGGAAGCCATATTTTGCGATTTTTGGCCTACTCCTTGTTCGTGGGCACTATTACCCTCCGAACTCGTTTCAGACTCAAATTCTGGCTGATTTTGGGTGTAGGATTGATTCTGGGTATTTCGTTCTGCTTCCGCTTGAGCTTGTCTCATTTTAGCTGCGTCTGCGTGTAGGATATTGATAACATCCAAAACGGACTTGCCTTCCTTGAGCATGTCAGCGTATTTTTGAGGAGCTAGATCATTATCCTCTGCAATGGCTGTCATTTCCTCGATACGCTTTTTAAGCTCTTCCTTCGCCTTGGTTTTATCAGCTAGGTCTTTATCGTCTAAAATGGCCTGCAGGATATCCTCCAGCTTGGCGCCTCCTTCATAAAGTCGGATATAGACAACTGGGCCAAAGCCGGCCTTGGTAGCTGCTTCTGTTATCTGGATAAGTCCAGCTTCACGTTGTTGTTTCTTTTCTGCTTCTTCTGCGACCAAATCAGCGATCATTTTAGAGGTCGCTTGATTGATTCGCACATTGTCAGCCATGAAACACTTTTTCTTGCTAAAATCGTCAAAGTAAATAGCAAACAGCTTGATATCGAGATCAACTCCGCTATCTGCGATTGCAGATTCAAAAGCTTCTCTGACTGTTTCCTTGCGAGCTTCTGTCGCTCTCTCTTCAAATTCTTTAATCTGATCTTTGATGTTCGTCTGCAAAGTTTTGATAGGGTCTAGGACAGTATTAACCCATGCTTTCACTTCGTCCAGCGGACTAGAGTAGTCTTTTAGTTGGTTTTTGAGTTCTTGCTCAATTTGGCGTTGCACTCGTCCCAATTCATCTTTAACCTTGGTATCGTCTGACAAAGTCTCTTCTGTCACGATATAGCCAGCGTATTTCTTTTGATATGCTGCTAAAGCTTGTTCCAAAACCTCTTTTCCTTGGATTTCGATTTCAGCCGCTTTCAGGACAAATCCGACTTCTAAATCCGTCACTGGAACGAGTTCTAGGCTATCTGTTACATCTTTCAATTCTTCAGTCATTTTAGAAATCCTCCCCTTCTAGCATGTCCATTTGACCATTTTCTGGCTCCTTATCAATTACTTCGCCCGTTTCTTGATCAAAATCTGGAACTTCATCTGCTGGGTAGCTTGTATCTGTGGTCGTCAACTCCTGGTTGATAACCTCTTTTTTTGGTTTTTCAGTCACTTCTTCAGAAGCTCCAAGGATACTATCTAATGTTTCAGCCTCTTCTCTCACTGGTTCAGCTTCTTTCATTTGACGATCATTGTCGTACTCGGCAGCAATTGTGTTATTGATTGCTCCAGCGAACAAGTCGCTGTCATTGCTTGTGTTGATAAACATTTTGGCAGCTCGGTTGATAACCGTACGCATGGCCATCTGGTCAGGGAAGTCGATTTGGACATTTTTCGTTTTCGCCTTAGACCATGACTTGTCAATTTGTTTTTTAGTCATGACTTCAAAGAACTCTTCTCCATCAGTTCGAGTGATGATGCAATAAGCAGCAATTATTGGATTATCTGCGTTCTGCCAATCTGTCTCATGTTTGACTAACTTCTTACGCCCGTTTTCAACTGATACCTCTAGCGTATCCCCTTCGTAGACAACATTAGCAGTAACGTCTTTCACCTCTTGCAAATCTTTAGTAACTTTAATGGTCCCAAAATAAGACATTCTCAATTGGACGTCAGAGCCATATTTGATAAAGTAACATTGCTTTTTAGCCGGGCTCAGTCCTTGGGTTACCATTTCTAATAATGCGTTATAAACGCTGTCTTGAGTGCACTGTTGGAGTAAATTCCCGCTATTAGAATTTTTTAGAGCATAATATGCTGAACTCAGTGCATTGCTAACGCTATAATTCGGTGCGATCAGGAGTCCTTCTCCCTTCATCGCTTCGATTCGTGTTGCAACATTTGATGTAACTTGCTTCTGTGTTAGTTCGTTTGTCATTTTGTCTTTCTCCTTAGATTGTATATAGTTCTTCGCCTGTCTCGTCGTCGCAAATACCTAGACCTCCGAGAGATCTATAATTTTGTGCAACTTGGTTCCAATAGCTCATGTTTTGATAATACGTTGACTCTGATATCTGTTCGTAACTCATTTCTTTCTTCCTTTCGTTTTCTTAAAATTCCAATTTTCACGCTTTAAGCGTCTGTTTTTGGTTTGCAATTTCAAAATAATATCTTGTTGCTTGTCGATGATTTCTCCTAGCTCTTGACCAAGATGGATATAGTCAGAACGCCATTTGTCGATTTCTGCGTGTAATTCTTCAATCATACTTCATCACCCACATAGCGATACTGACCGCATCCAATATATACGAACTGGCTTTGGTCGAGTTCTTCTCGCTCTTCAGGCGGTTGCATCATATCTCTATCGTAATGAAACATAAGCGTACACCTTTCCAAGTTCCAGAACTCGCTTCACATATCTAGCTTTGGATGTCAAACCGAGATCCAGTAATTCATTTTTTTCTTCATGGCTGGCCAAAAGCCATACACGGTTCTCAAGTTCAATTCTGGTCATCTTCCTGCTCCACCTCTTCAATTTTCACTTCGCTATTTAGACGCT